AAGGCGCGCATCTTGCGAACGCGCGGGATCGTCATCGTGTTGCTGATGAGCATGCGTGCGGTTGTCTGGCCTGGCCCAATCCCGCCGCGACCGAACTCACGTCGCCAATCAAGACCTCGCTTTGCTTCGGACTTCACGGCGGATGGAACATTCAGGCTGATTCCGGAATAGTCTGCTGCAGCATGCTTGCTTGCAACATCCTCTGGCCCATGAACCTTCGGGACACCAAGTGCCCGGTAGGCATCGCGGGTGTCTGCGTCGTTCTCAATTGCTTCAACGACACGACCGTTTTCCTTGAGGATCTTTGACATCTTATATTTCTTGAATTGCAGACCAGCACCGGCTGGGAAGTCGCTCAAATGAACGACATCGTGTGGGATGTCATTCTCCTCAAGCCATTCGCGAGTCTCTTGCAGTCGCTTCACTGATCTCGCGCTAACGATGAAGATGCGGTGTGTGTCGGACTGTCGTCGCAGATAGTCTGCAACTACTTCGTTGACCTGATCACTACCGTCCGAAGTCGTCAGTGTTCCATCAATGTCCGAAACGATAATGGCGTCTCCTGCCGCCTTGGTTTCGTCAATCTCAATCGTAAGCTTGAGCTTGTTCTCAAGGTCTGCCGGATTCTGGTTTGGGGTGTTGTTAGAGCCTGGGTCTGGGGTCATGTCATCGCCATCAGGGATTCCTTCGGGCTCTGAGCCGTCTGGTGTCGGTGGCTCATTGACTGCACTAGATCCAAACACAACCTTTTCAAGGTACTCGCCGTATCGGTCTGATGGCACATATCCCTTCGGGGTCTGGAAGAGGATTTGGTCGCCAATCTCTCCGATACCGTCCTGACCGCGCTCACGGAGCGCATCGTTGATTCGGAGCCATGGGAGGCCACCAAGTGCCATCTTGTTGTACTCAGCAATAGTCTGCTGCGCGGTGCGACCGATCTCCGTGAAGACGAAGCGAAGGTCCGTGTCATAGCGGGCAACAATCTCACGAGTCAGATACTCGGCGATCAGCTCGGCTAGGGGCACAATACCGTTGTCGTAGGTGAATGCCGCATTTGTCTCAGACGTGCTCTTGTTGATGTCAAAGCCAATACCGATGTCCTGTGGCTGAACGGCAAAGACAGCGCAGATCTTTCGCGCAAGGTAGACCTGCCACTCCATGAACTGCATGTCTCGGTTGGATGCTGCGAGAGGAAGCCATTGCATCCCCTTGCCACCACCAGTGATTGCGATTTGGCTCTTGCCAGCAACTTCGGCTTCCCAATACGCCTTGAATGAGTCAACCTGATCTGGGCGCACACCCTCACCAAGGTGCAGTACGCCTGGAGGCGCGGCCTGAGAAACTGCTTTTGCGTTATAAGCTGCAGCATCAAGGTCTGCGGTAATTGTCTCTGCAAGAACCTCAAGTGGAGAAAGACCGATTGGGCTGTAGGTAACTGGGTTTGCAATAACGACAATCAGCTCGTCATTCTTGTAGACGGCAACTTGCTTTCCTGCACCATCTAGCTCGTAGTAGCGCGGCTTGTTTTCGTCGCGACCATCCCACGTTGTATCAAATGCAATGCGGGCAGCATCCTTGCTCCAGAGATACGCAATTGGATCTGCGCCAACGCGAGACCCAACCTTCTTCTCTACCTCAATAGCCCCCTGATCGAGAACAAGGATGTCTTCAATGATCGGCTCAATAAATGATCGCCAAGAATCTCCCTTTGGATTTGGACGACGGAATAGATCGCGCAACTTCTGCACGGTTCGTGGATCTGGGCTATCACCAGCATCGTTTGAAACAATATCCCACTTCGCCCTACTGATTTGCTGTCGTCGCAAATTTACTGCCGCGCGAATCCACGGATTATTTCGCGACCAGCGACGCAACTGCTCTGTGCTCATCTTGGTGATGGTGTTCAGTCCATAGGCACCGCGGGCATAGGGGCCAGCATCTGGGACAAGCGACGGTGTCGCCTTCTCAATGGTCGGCTGCGCTGCGCCACCAAAGAGGCGCTGAATGAGAGATCGCTGTTCAGCCATATTTACCTTCCGCTACGCTGCTGCCTGATCGCATTTGACCAAATAGTATCAACTGCGTCAGTATTGACAAATCTACGCATTTCGTCAATGGTGCAATCCACTACACGCTTGCCATTGACATAATTTACAGTTCTTTTGTTAAGCGCCTTTGACCAGTATATCGGCACTACAAAGGTTCCGTCTGTGAACTGAACCTCAACCGTGGACTCAACGCTCGGTATCGTCATCTTCTGGGTCTATGTCCTCAACTGGGTCAATCGCCCCAGGCTCCGGCCTGCGGTGAGTGGATGAGCTGCCAAATACTGCAAGCTCATTGTGAATGGCTCGCATGATGCTGTCAATATCTGTGTCTGCTGTCTCCTCATCTTCGCCCTTGAGCATCTCGTCTACCTGGATGGCAATCTTCCTTCGCTGCGGGACGCTTTGGCGGCTCTTGTGAAGGTCGGTGTAGCACCAGTGGCAGACATTGTACCGCTTCTGGCCACGGGCCCTAGGGATCATTGGTTCTGGGATTAGCTCGGTCACAAGGTGCTCAGGCCCGGCAAGGATGCCACAGGAGGCGCATCGAGGGTGGGACCTTCTCCCCTTCTCGTAGGACTCTATGACCGGCTGAATCTGTCGCTGGAGTCGGATGAGCGCCCTAGCCAGATCCTTGATCTGATCGCCAGAGTAGTTAATCTCACCGCATAGCGTGCACTGCGACATGGCTTGATTATAGCACGAATGTTAAGATTTAGTTCAGAAAAGGTTAAGAAATCTTACCCGTAGATCGTACAAGTGCGCTTGATATGTTACAATCATTGTATTATCCCCCTGAAAAGGTGGGAAAATATCGCAGAAACGTCAGGTATTGACGCAGGTAAACCTTCGGTAAATCATTGGTAAAGTCAATATAGCAACGGAGGCTCCGTGGACTTTAAACTTTATACGAATGCCCTGAAGGCCTATACCGCCGAGAACGGCGACCTTCATGTGGTGGGCACTACATCCTCAACGATCAGGGACCTACACGGGGATGAGATGACCCTCTCGGCCCTCAAGTCCATGGAAGAGACGGCAAAGCAGAATATGACCGTCTTCCTCAATCACAATTACAACGTTCCCGACGATATTTTCGGATCGGTTACCGATGCCCGAATCGTAAAGCGCTACGACGACGAGACCGCCCAGGAGGTCTACGACCTTGATGTGGACGTTCGCGTTGTTGGCGAAGACGAGAATCCGCTTGCCATGAAGACCTACCGCGCAATCAAGCGCGGTGTGAAGCTTGGTCTTTCTATTGGGGCTCGAGTAGACAAGGTTTCCAAGAAGAAGGGCAGCACCGGCGAAGACACTTATGTTATTGAGAGCGTAAAGTTACTTGAGACTTCAGTGGTCGGTATCCCAGCCAATCAGCGCTCATATCTTCAGAACGCCCTCAAGAGCCTTAAGCAGGCTGAACAGACGGGCGAAATTGAGATCTCCGAGAAGGCTGGTCCAAAGGACCTGTCCGAAGGCGATTACGTGCGATGGGATGCCAGCGGCGGAACTGCTCAGGGTCGCATTGAGCATGTAATGCGAGAGGGAACGCTTGGGGTTCCTGATTCAGACTTCAAGATTAATGCAACACCAGAAGACCCAGCGGCCCTGATCCGCATCTACCGCCCACAGGGAAACGGCTGGGGCGAGACCGACAAGCTTGTTGGTCACAAGTTTTCTACGCTCCGCAAAATTGAGCCACTTAGGGCTGCGGAGGATGTTGAAAAAGACGCGCACAAGGCTGCTCCTGATGAGCTGACGGTTGGCGATTATGTCAACTGGCAGATCGGGGAACAACTTGGCTACGGTGAGATTGATGAAATCGTCACCCGCGGTAGCGTTGAGCTTCCAAATCTAGAAATGGCTTTGGAGGCAACACCGGAGGATCCGGTGGCAATTATCTGTGTCTACGCCCCACACGGCGAAGACTGGGAAGAGAGTGGTGTGTACGTGGCTGTTAAGTTCAGCGCACTCACCCGAAGCAATCCGCCCGCAGAGGCGGAGGAAGACGAGGAGACAGAAATGTCCGAGACCGAGAAGGATCTCGTCGCCGGGGAGGTCGTTGAGACCGCCACTGCGGATGAGGTCGTTGACGCGGAAAAGAAGACCCGCGTGACCGTAACTGTCAGCACCGAGGGCGAAAAGCCTGCCGCTGACGTAGCCGCTCCTGCCGCTGTTGCGGAGGAGAAGGAAGAGGAAGCCGCTCCTGAGGCGATTAAGGCTTCCGCCGAACCATGCGACTGCCCAGAAAGCGGTTGCGAGTGCGGCGATGTCGCAGAGGAGATCGTGGAGAAGGCCGTTGAGCCAACCCCAGCTCCCGCACCAGCACCAGCGCCGGCTCCTGAGCCAGCGCCTGCACCGAAGCCCGCTGAGGAGCCCAAGGCTCCTGTGGCAGACGAGAACAAGAGCTCACGCTACAAGAGTGGCGTAAGTGATCAAGTTCTTTCTGGCATCAACGGGATTCTTGCCGATCTCACCGACGAGGACCGTGACGCGGTCCTTGCTGGTCTTGGCATCCAGAAGGATGGCGAGCCAGTGGTGGAGGAGGCCCCAATTTCTGATACTGAAGTGACCCTTGAGGTCGTTCAGGAAGCCCCTGCGGAGGTCGCTGCTGAAGCCGCCTCTGATGTGGTTGCCGAAGATGCTGCCGCTACTTCTCTGGAGGAAGTCGCTGCCATCGC